GGCGGCAGCCGCGCCCAGGCCCTCCAGCGCGTAGGCCGCCTCCAGCACAGACTGCTCAAGCCGGACCAAGAGCCCGCCGTCCATCACATCCTGATGACCGAGGAGGAGGTCGAAAAATACGGCAAGCGCCTCCTCGCCTATTATGATAAGGGCTTCAAGGTGGACTGGCTCTATGGCTTCTAAAACACCGCCACTCTCCGAGAGTATTCCGGTATATGATATAGTACGCGAGTTTCGAATATTACTATCAAAATGTAAGAACTATTCCCAGGACCAGCTCACATGGACCCGCAGAACACTCTCACTGTGTAGAGGTGTTTTCAGCAGCGAAGCCGTCGCCAGTGCCTTCATCTACCTCTGCAGCCACGGCGCAGCCACCGCCTGGATCCTGCAGGTTCAGCTGGGCCTTCCCGAGGCCACCGCCTTCCGCGTCCTAAAGAGGCTCAGAGCCCTCGGCGTCGTGGAGCCGGTGCTGAAGCTGCCCCGGTGGAAGCTGAAGCGCAGCGGCCCCGTCCCCAAGGTCTGGGGCCTCCCCGGCTGCAGCAAGGAAGAGGTCGCCAGCTGCATCAACCTCCACTACCGCTGCCTGTCACCGAAGTACCGGCTCGCCCAGGAAGTCGCCCAATCCATGCTCACCCGCTACGTCGTGAAGCCGAAGGAGGTCTCCTACCGCGAGATCCTCATCCACATACGGGAGCTCCGCGTCCCGTTCACGGCGCCCGACATCGCCGACATGTCCGCACAGTACCTCCATGAAAGAGGTATTAAAGTATGGAGATAAGATTATCAATAAGTCTCGAAACCTCGATAGGGGAGAAGAGTTCTAAACCAACTCTTGTACCCACTCTCCTATCGGGGCGAGAAAACTCTAAAAAAGAAAAAAGGGAACTAAAGCTCTTCGAGGAGTTTTTCGAGGAATCTCATTATCTTCTTGGCTTTGGGCCACTCGGGGAAGTAGCAATCGATATCAGCCCTCATGATGTCGATGAAGCTACGCTGGAAGTAGTCGATGCTCCACTCCACATTCTTGGTGAAGAAGTCGTAGGCTTCCCTTGGCAGTCAGAGCTTGACCTCCACCTTCTCAACACAGTCGAGACAGGTCATCGCTCTCACCTACTCGTAGAGCAACCGGTACTCCTCGCTTGTGAACCAGCCCTTCATGAGTCGGTGCATCTGCTCATACTCACGCCGATCCACGACAGAAGGATCTGGGTCATAGTTGCAGCCAACGCATCTTCCGCCGGTACAACCTTCACAATCTTTCTTCTCCAACCCTTGTACCCAAGTATCGTTATACGATACTTATATATAAGGGTATCGTTATACGATACTTTAGAGGAAAGACATATGTCGGAGGTGAGAAGAAATAGAAACCGAACCTCGAATGGGCAGATTCAGGGAAAAAATCTTGGAACACATGAAGGTATGCGAACCCTACACCCCAACGGACATAGCTCAAGTAATCGGTGTTCATCACAAAACGGTGATCAGAGACTTAACGAATCTCGCCCAAGAGAATCCAGACCTGATGGGTTACAAGAAATACGGAAGACAGCATATCTTCTGGAGAAAGAGGTAGAGGCATCTTCAAAGCCTCTTAGAGTTTGTCGTGTATGCGGTCTCAAGGCATACACAGAGGATGACCTCGAATTATTCAGACAAGACAAGAGAGCACCTTATGGACACAGCACTCTTTGTAAAAAATGTCATCGAGAGCGTTATAGAAAAGGAGGTATATACGGAAAACAAACACTTAAACGTGCAAAAGAATACCGTCGTAGAAATCCCGATAAGATAAAGAAGCTCAACGAACGATTAAATCCTTTGGGAATAAGATTTAAGAGTAAATGGATATATCTTGGTTATAATCCTCGTAAAAACATCTGCTCAGAATGTGGTAAAAAATATCCAGAAGAATTGAAAATACAGATACAACTTCACCATGATAAATATGATCCTAAGAATCCCTTAGCTCATACACGAGAACTCTGCGCTTCATGTCATACAAAATTACATCGTTTAGGTCGAGGAAAATAAGGTATGGCGATGAGAGTAGCCGATCTATTTTGCGGGTGTGGCGTAATGGCCTACCGGCTGGCCGACGCCATAGTGAACCCGCACATACGGACTCTTCAGGAGGCGCAGCCGTGAATGATCCCGTAGTCTACTGTCCAGGCTGCGGACACAAAATGGAGAGACAAGCAGCTCACACTAAGAAGTGGATCTGCCGCAACCCCGACTGCGACATCATCGAACTCACCTTCAGCTGGGACTACAGCAGCATCACCAAGATAAAGCGGACCTCGAAACGCAGGGAAAAACCTGCGGAGCTAAAAGGGAGTATTCACACTAAATAACCGTAGGAGGCTCCGCCACGCCGCTCCTCAACTTCTGGAAGCGGCATACAGCCCTATCCATCCCTCAGGAGAGACCTGAATGAACATCTCAGAGCTCCTCGGCAAGACCACCCTCGCCAACGTGGCGGCAGCCATCATCAGCATCGGCGGCCTCGCCTACGCCTGGCACACCGGCAACCCCGAACTCGCCGGCGTAGTCATCGGAGCCGGCCTCACATGGCTCTTCAAAACCAAGAGGACCTGACATGACCCGAAGAGGACGCCGAAGCATCCACGCCCAGCAGCGCCGCTACGTGAACCGCCTCGTCAGCATCAACGCCCACCGCGACCGGCAGCGGGCCGAGAGCGTCAACCAGCTCACCCCCCGGCAGATCCTCCACGCCGTCGCGGAACGCTTCGGCTTCGCCGACCTCAACCTCACCCACCTCTTCACCCGCGGCGAGGTCCTCAGCGACGACCGAGGGCGGGGCAGCCTCCAGCAGGTGAGGATGTGATGGGAGAGCTCGACGAGATCAGCTACAAGATCGGCAAGCTCACACAGGCCGTCGAGGACGTGAAGGAGCAGACCCGCGAGATCCTCAGCATCATCGGCCCCATGAAAACCCTCTGCGCAGCCCGCGGCGAAACCCTCCAGGGCTACGGCCGCAGAATTGAAGCCCTCGAGGAGAAGGACGTGCTCGGAGGCACCACCCTCAAGGAGAAAGCCGCCCTCTGGGGCCAAGTCGCCGCATGGATAGCCACATTCCTCGCCCGCGTATTCGGCGTCAAAATCTGAGGCCACGGCGATGAAAACCGGAGGAGAAGGCGGCTGGCCCCTCATAATCTACAAAGATTGATGCTTGAAAGGAGATTTTACTTGAAGCATCCAGATGCGGAGACAAAGCTGTATGTTCCCGAGGCTTTTCAACCGCTTCTTGAGGATATCAGACAGCTGAAAAAAGACTGTGACAATCCGAATCGGATGACCAACAAGGAGCGGGAGAAGGTTTGGCGAAGCCTCCTCAAGTTCGGCTGGTTCAAGCCGATCCTTGCAGACGAGAACGGCCTCTTAGGCGACGGGGAGCAGCGGCTCGAAGCCCTGCTGGCCCACGAGGAGTATTATGCCCCGGTGCTAAGGCTCGGCGTCGACGACGTGGATCGAAGGCTGCTCCGACAAGTAGCCAACAAGCTGCACGGCGTCCACGACCCAACTCTCGACGCTCTGGAATACAGGCGGATCGACGAAGGGGGTGGCCGGGGAGAGCTCATCAAGTTACTGCAGCTCAGCGAGAGAGAGCTCCTTAAGGCCCTTGGAGACAGAGTTCCAGAGGAAAACTACAGGATCCCCGCACTCGAGGCCGTTGAAACCGACATCCAATTAGGCGATAAATTTCAGCTGGGCGACCACGTTCTAATGTGCGGGGACAGCTGCAAGAAGGAACACGTCGACGCCCTTCTCCAGAATGTCACAGTCAACTTGGTCAACACAGATCCCCCATACGGCGTTTACGCTGACTGGGGAGATAGCTTAAGGAGACGAAAGGACACCGCGAGCGGCAGCATCTACAACGACGACATCCCCGACTATGAGAAATTCTCAAAGAACTGGCTCGGGAACCTGAAGCCACACCTCGCCGAGTACAACGCAGTCTACATCTGGATCAACTGCGCCCACATGAGAGAATTGATGAACGCAGCCCACGAACTCGGATTCAAACTCAACACCGAGATAATCTGGGTGAAAAACCACTTCGTCATCAGCAACATCGACTACAAGTCACAACATGAGAACTGCCTCTACGGCTGGCTCGGCAAACACAGATTCTACGGAGACAACAACGAGCGAACCATCTGGAAGTACCCAAGACCAACCAGAAGCGAACTACACCCCACAATGAAACCCGTCGAAATGATGGCCCGAGCCATATCCAACAGCAGCATTCTTGGAGACACCGTTCTCGACCTCTTCGGAGGCAGCGGCAGCACACTGATCGCATGCGAGCAACTCGAACGCCGCTGCTACATGACGGAGATCGACCCCAGATACTGCCAGATCATCCTCGACCGATGGCACGCCTACACCGGCATGAAACCCCGCAGACTGTGAGGACACAAAAAATGAACGCTCAAGGGGGCACTTCGGACCCCCGAAAACAGGGGAGAGCCTGGAGTAAATGACTGCAGTTGACATGATGGCTCGTAGACTCAGGATCTTCGAGCTGTGGAGTCAGAACCTACCTTCGAAGAAGATCTACCCTTTCATCAAGCGTGAGTATGGGGTTTCCGAGGAAACCTTCCGCAGAGATCTCAGAGAGATGGAGGAATGGCTGCCCAGGCTCCTACAAATCAAGGGGGAGGCACAGAAGATCTCTGCTGAGCTTCTCGGGCGTCTCCGAGTGGCCCAGCAGAGGCTGACCCAGCTGGCCTTCACCGCGGATAACTCCAGCGCCCAGGTCGGGGCGGCGAAGGGTCTGGTCTACGCGGTGATGCAGGAGGTCGATTTCAGAATCAACGCGGGGCAGTTCACCCAGGCACCCATCAAAGTTCAACAGGAGGTGACCGGCGACGTCCGACTCAACTGGGACGAGGTCCTCAGCAGAGCCGCAGCCGCTGCAGCGAGAAACGTCCTCGACCGGGAAGCCCGAAGACTACGAGACGCAAGTCCAGACCCTGCTGCGGGCTCTGATGAGGGGCCTGTATAACAGGTGGATACCGGTCGTTCCCACTCTTAAGCAGATGCAGTTCCTGCTTCTGCCGGAGCAGGAGGCCTTCTACGGCGGCGCCGCCGGCGGCGGCAAATCCGAGGCCCTGCTCATGGGCGCCGCCATGTTCGTCCACGTAAAAGACTACCACGCCATCATCTTCCGCAAGGAGCTTCAGACCCTGAAGCTCGAGGGCGGCCTCATCCCCCGCAGCAAGGAGTGGTGGGCCGGCCGGGCCCGATGGAACGGGGACACCTACACGTGGGCCTTCCCCAGCGGCGCCACCGTGAGCTTCGGCTACCTCAACTACGAGGATGACTACGTCCGCTACGGCAGCACCGAGTACCAGTACATCGCCTTCGACGAACTCCCCGAGATCCGGGAGAGCGACTTCCGCTTCATGTTCAGCAGGCTCCGCCGCACCCGCAAGCAGGAGGAGCTCGACATCCCGCTCCGGGTCCGCAGCGCTGGCAACCCCGTGGGCCCCGGCGTCGTCTGGGTGAAACGCCGGTATAATCTACCCCTCGGCACCTACGAACGGCCCTTCATCCCCGCCAGGCTGGAGGACAACCCCCACCTCGACAGGGAAGCCTACGAAAGGAGCCTCAACGTCCTCGACCCCGTCACCCGGGCCCGCCTCAGAGACGGCGACTGGAGCATAAGGGACATCGGCAGCATGTTCCGCCGCAGCTGGTTCCAGCTCGTCCGAGAGCTCCCCGCCGGCTGCCGGGCCGTCCGCTACTGGGACCTCGCCGCAACCGCCCCGGCGCCGGGTAAGGACCCGTCCTGGACGGCAGGCGCCCTCGTGGCCGAGAAGAGCGGCGTCTACTACATCGTCGACATCGTGCGGACTCGAGGAACCCCGAGGCAAATCGAGAAGCTCGTCGCCCAGACCGCCGTGTTGGACGCCGCCCGGCAGGACCTCGCCCACGTCAACATCTACATGGAGCAGGAGCCCGGCAGCTCGGGGGTCAACACCATCGACCACTACGCCCGGAACGTGCTCCGGGGCTACAGCTTCCGCGGCCACAAGACCACCGGCAGCAAGGAGAACCGGGCTGCGCCGGTGAGCTCGGCGGCCGAGGCGGGGAACGTCAAGCTCGTCGTCGGCCCCTGGATCGACGCGTGGCTCGACGAGGCCGAAGCCTTCCCCGAAGGCAGGCACAAGGACCAGGTGGACGCCGTGAGCGGCGCCTTCAACATGCTCAACAAGAGGCGGAGACCGGTGAAGTACAGGAGCAGGGTGTTCTAAGGTGAAAGGCGTAGCCGTGCTTAGCTTCGACCAGTTCAGGGAGTTCCGATCGTCAGGCCTCGTCCCCCAGTTCAGCGTGGACGGACAGCAGATACCGGCCTACGCCTTCGCCGGCGGCAAACGCCGGTTCGGCGCCGGCAAGGAGTGGAAGCTCTTCCCCCAGTACATCGGCAAGGCCGACCTCTTGTACCTGTACCGGCGCTGCGACATCGCCGCCAACGCCGTCGACATCCCGCCCCGCGACGTCTGGAGCAAAGGCTTCACCATCAAAGTCATCGACCCCGCCGGCAACGAGGTGAAGGACAGCCCCCTCGCGAAGAAGATCTGGCAGATCAACCAGGACCACAGGGTACGGGCTGTGTTCGAGGAGGCCCACCGATACGCCAGGCTCTTCGGCCTCGGCATCGTCGTCATCGGCCTCCAGGACGGCAGGAAGCTCGAAGACCCCGTCGACCGCGCCCAGGACCTCGCCTACCTGCGGGCCTTCAGCAGCTACGAAGTCACCGAGATCACGTTCGACAAAGACCCCGCCTCAGACCGCTTCGGGGAGATCGAGAAGTACAAGGTCACCATCGGCGGCGCCGGAGCCGGGGCCTCCCAGCAGCTGGACTTCTGGGTCCACGCCGACCGCGTCATCCACGTGATGGAGAAGACGCTGGAAAAGGATCCGTGGGGCGTCAGCGTCCTCGAGCCCTGCTACGACCTCTTCCAAGTGCTGAAGAACACCGACTGGTCTGCGGGTGAGGCCTACTACCAGAACGCGTCGCCCCTCTTCATCCTCAGCTACGAAGTCGACGACCTGGCGGAGCCTCCCACAGACGCGGAGATCGACTCCGCCAAGGAGGACCTGGAGGACATCCACGTCCGGAAACGGTTCATCAAGCCGGCGACGTGGCACCTGGAGACCGTGAAGGGCAGCGGCCAGCTCCCCGACCCGGGCAATGTCTGGGGCCCCGTCGTGGAGCGCATCGCCGGCGGCGTCAAGATCCCTAAGCAGATCCTGCTCGGCACCTCCGCCGGCGCCCTCGCCAGCGGCCAAGTCAACCTGCAGCAGTACTACAAGGACATAGCCGGCACCCAGAGCAACTTCGCCGAGCCCCTGCTCGTCGACTTCTACAGCCGCCTGCAGAAGTGGGGCATCCTCCCTGAGGGCGACTTCGACATCGAGTGGACCCCGCTCTGGGAGACCTCGGAGCAGGAGCGCAGCCAGATCAACTACACCAAGATGAGGACGGCGGCGGCCGCCCTCGGCGACTCGATGCGCGGAGTGCCGCCGCTGATGAGCGTGGAGGAGGTCCGAGAGCAGATCCTCGGCCTCAACCCCCAGATCGGCGGAGGCCGGCTGCCCACGTTGAAGACGGAGGCCTCCAAGCAGACGGAGCACATACAGGTGCTCGACTTCAGCGTCGAAGCCCTCGCCAAAGGCTTCAACAGACTCGTCGAGCAGGCGGTGGACGGAAAGCCCCTCGAACGCGTAGTGGAGGAGGCGGAGCTCCTCATCGGTCATCACGTCGCGATGGCGAGGGAGAACGCCCGCCGCGTCCTCGAGAGGAGGCTCGGCCGCAGCATCCCCAACCTCAGCGAGGAGGATGAAGCCCGGTTCAGGGAGCTCGAGGAACGATACCTGCAGGACTTTAAGCAGATCCTCTACGACGCCCTGAAGGCGGCAGGGACATGAGCTTCTGGCAGAGCTTGGAGGGCGTCCGGGTCCGCCTTGAGGACCTCGCCGAGCTCATCTCGTACCGCACCTACAACAACGCGTTCCAGGTCTACGCGTCGAGCGCAGGCGTCAAGCTGTTCGAGTGGAGAGCTGAGCTCGACGACCGCACCTGCGAGTACTGCTCCGCCATGGACGGCAGGGTCTACAGGCGCGGCCAGTTCATGCCGGGGATGCCGGCGCATCCTGGCTGCAGGTGCACCTGGGACATCGGATTCGAGGAGGCTTAGACATGCCCTATCAGACGGTTGAGGAGGTCGTGCAGCGCTTCCCCAAGCTCGGGAAGTACCCGAGGGAGGCGCAGGAGATGTTCCTCACGGTCCTCAACGCCGCGCTGGAGCAGTACCCCCTCGACGAGGGGAAAGCCATAGCGACGGCTTGGGCCGCCGTAAACCGGAAGTACGGCCGCCGGGACGATGCCAGGCTGCGCTTCATGTCGGCGCAGCAGGTGGCGCCGTTCACCGAGTACGGCGGCGTCATCAGCACCCCCACCATCTTCACCCGGGAGGGCGTGCAGAACGGCGGCTTGAAGCCGGCGGACGAGCTCCGCCGGGCGGCGCCGACCCTTGAGGGGAAGCCCGTCATCTTCCGGCATCCGCCGGAGGACAGGCCCATCGACCCCGCGAGGGATCCGGTGATCGGCTGGGCGAGCGGCGTCTCCTTCAGGGAGAAGGACCATGCGGTTCACGGCCTGACGAACATCAGGGTGGCGGAAGCCCCCGCCGAGTTCATCCAGGAGCTTCGCCGAGGCGAGGCGCGGGAGGGCAGCGTCGGCTACTGGAGCGAGAGCGAGTACACGGCCGGCGAGTTCAACGGCGTGCCCTACGAGCGCGTAGAGCGGAACATTGTGTTCGACCACTACGCGGTCGGCATCCCGCTGGGCGCCTGCAGCGTCCAGGACGGCTGCGGCCTCGGCTTCGATCACATGCAAGGTGGACGACAGATGTCGGAAACCATAGACCTGACGGAACTGGAGGGAGAACGGACGGTGTGCCTATCCCGGCTGAAGGAGTTCCTGCTGGATGTCTTCCGCCGCAACTACCGGAAGGCGTCGGAGGACACGCCGTGGAGCCTCGACGAGAGCAAGTACACGGTCGACCAGCTCAGAATGGCGTCAGCCGTAGTCACAGGCCCATCCGGAGCGAACGGCGAGTACACCAAGGCAGACTGCCACCTACCCCACCACCTACCCGGCGACGGCAAAACCCACGGCGGCACCCTCGTCTGGAGGGGCGTCGACGCCGCAGGCAAAGCCCTCATGGGCTCCAGAGGCGGCGTGAAGCTGCCGGCTGACGCCACGGCTAAGGCGAAGAGCCACCTTGAAAGACACTACCACGAGTTCGACAAGAAGGCTCCATGGGAGCAGAAAGGAGATGAGAACGTGAAGCTGGACGCGGAGGAGAAGGCCCAGTACGAGGCCAAGATCGCCGAACTCGAGCAGGCCAAAGCCGCCCTCGAGGCGGAGAAGGCCGAAGCAGAGAAGGCGAAGACGGAGACCGAGGAGAGGCTCAAGGCCTACGTCGAGAAGGAGCAGGCCGAGGCTGAACGGCAGCGCAGCGAAGCCCTCAGCCGAATCAAAGAGGCGATAGGCGAGGAGGACGCGGAGAAGCTGAAGGATTGGACTCTGGAGCAGCTCGCCACCTTCGAGCAGACTCTGAAGAAAGCCGTCGACAAGACCGCGCTGACGCCGGGCGCGGGGCAGCAGGCGGGCAAGACATCGCTGGAGCTGCGCGGAAAAGGCCTCACAGTCGGCAGCCTCATGGGCAAGAAGCCGGGCGAGTCCTAACCCCCCTTTTTTCCGTCACAGAGAAGGCCGCGAGGCCGCATCACGGTCAAGGCCGCAAGGCCATGACGTCAATCCTCGGAATCCCGGGTTCTGAGGCGCGGGAGGCGGCGACACACCCTCAACCCAACCAAGAAGGAGAAACAAATGGTCGGATACACAAAGCCAACGAACAAGATACTGGTAGCCGGAAACCCGCTGATTCAGGAGCTGAAGATCGAAACCGTCGCCAACTGCTACCCTGGAAGACTGGTGAAGAAAGGCTCAAGCGACGCCCAGATCGTTGTGAACACCGCAGCAGGCATGGCCGTCGGCGTCCTCGGATACGAGCAGGCCAACGACAAGTACAAGCCAGCCACAGTCGACACCATCTACGTCGTCAACGACTTCGTCCCCGTCCTAAACGGAGGGGGCTTCGTCTACGTCGGCCGCCTCGCAAGCGGGGAGAGCGTCTCGAAGGGCGACCCCCTGGTGGCGGCGGCGAACGGAGAGCTCAAAGCGGCATCGGCAGCGACAGTCACCATCGCGTCAGGGTCAACCACAGTCCTAAGCGACAAGGCGCAGCCCGACGAGTCCGTTGCAGGCGCCTACGGCGCCCAGGGCCTCATCGTAGCCGTAGCCGAGGAGACTGTCGACGCCAGCGGCGGAGCAGCCGACATCATGGCGAGGAGCCTGATCTAAGATGAGAAGCATACCTGAGTTCAGAACCGACGCACCTGTGACCCCGGAGCAGTACAAGTACATCGACGACGCCGTAAAAGTCACGGCGCGGCAGGCCATGATAGGCCGCCGGCTGATGCCGGTGTTCGGCCCCCTCGGCTTCGGCAAGGAGGCCATCAGCTACGACAAGCTCACCGAGGTCGGAGCGGCACAGCTCACCCTCGCCTGGAAAGTCGACAAGAGCGAGGACATAGCCAACCTGGCGAGAACAACCGTCGCCGTGCCCGTGCTCAGCAAAACCTTCCGCATCAACCGGCGAAGCCTCGAGGCCAGCCGCACAGCCGGCTCGCCCCTCGACATCGTCACGGCGAAGAGCGCCGCCTACAAGGTGGCGAAGCTGGAGGACGACCTGATCCTCGACGGCTTCGCGGCGGACGGCAGCACATACGACATCAGCGGACTCTACCAAGCGGCGAACAACACAGAGTCGACGAGCAAGGACTTCGGCACCAGCGGCAACGGCATCGACAAGGTCAACCTCGCCATGGCGCTACTCCTCGCGGACAACATCTACCCGCCCTACAACATGGTCCTCAACCCGACGCAGTACATGCAGCTCCACAACGAGCTCAGCGGAACCGCCACACTGGAGATAGACGTCATCCGCAGGATGATCGGCGGCGAGGTGTACGTCACCCCGGCGCAGACTGCAGACACAGGCATGCTGCTGGCGGCGGGCGACCGCGGCTACTTCGACCTGGCCATAGGCGTCGACCTCACAACCGAGGTGGAGCTGCTGAACCTGCGCGAGGGCAAAGACCTGTTCGGCGTCGTCTACGAGTGCGTGGTCCCCAGGATCTGGGAGACCAACGCCATCTGCAAGCTCACGAACATTTAGTCCAGGATCAACCCCTTTTTTATGGCTCTGTTTCAACGCGCTGCTCCGCTTTAGCGCGGCGACAGGGAGAAGCGGAGAAAAAACAAGTTGATCCTCTTTGAACCGGCTCATAGCTTGCTACAACATATTCAACGAGGAGCAGTTTCTCGACCGTAGCATCCGAAGCGTCTGGGATGTGGTGGACGAGTTCATCTTCGTCGACGGTGCGTACAAGGGCTACGTGAACGACACGCCGGCTTCGTCGGATGGCACCCTCAACATCGTCGAGAAGTGGATGGGCGAAGGGAAGCCCTGCACCCTCATTGAAGCGCCCCGACGGTTCTGGCCTGACCAAGTGACTAAGCGCCAAGAATACCTGCGACGGGTGATGCCTGGCGACTGGGTTTGCCTGATGGACGGCGACTGGATCGGGGCGTGGCTCGGCGGCGCAAAGGAGATGCTGGCTGAGAGGACAGACGTGGACGCTTGGAAGCCGGCGTTCCTCAAGTACGGCAGAGGCGGCCGGCTCTTCGAGACTTTCTGGGGCAACCCGCACATCATCCGCAAGACGGCGGGGATGCACTACAAGTGGAATCATTACACCATCCTCGACGCTGAGGGCAGGAACACCTCTTTTCCGCCCTACACAGTCGAAACGACCCGGATGATTCAGATATACCACGCCCGTAACGAGCGGCGCCCCGAGAGAGCCGCGCATCACCTCGAGTGGGCTAAGAACCGGCGGATACTTTACGCTAACGAGAGAGAACGGTTTGACTGCGGCTGCGGCTACAGGGACTTTCACCTCCCAGAGGGCGCCATCCAGGTTTGCCCCCGCTGCGGCAGCCACCTGTTGGGAGCCTTCATCGAAAACATTGTTGTCGGATAGGAGCGAGTGAAAATGGCGTACTGCACGGCAACGGAGGTCAAGTACCTCATAAACACGAGCCTCGACGACACGTCGATAGGCAACCTCATCGCAATCGCCGACGCCGACTTGGACGCAATGCTCGACGGCGCCAGCATGAGCGTGACGCTGAAGAAGGGCTGCAGCATGCGGCTCACCGCAGTCATGATCGCCCAGCGTCAGCCGCAGACGCAGCGCATCGGGGAATACTCCGACAGCTGGGGAGAACGCATCAGGGAATGGCGCAGCTGGGTGAACAGGCGCGTCGCCCGGGCAGTCGGACGCTGGCATACGGTGGACCCGCTTGAGGAGTAGACGCTGAAAAATATGAGGAGATGAAGTGAATGCCACTTCCAAAACCCTACCCACCGACTGAAATCGACTACGAGGACTGGAACGACCTCGCCGACAACTACGCCGGGAAGGCCGCGACCCTCATCGTGGACGCCGCCGGCAAGGGCGACTACACGTCCATCCAGGAGGCCATCGACGCCCTCCCCGCCTCGAACGCCGGCGAGATCCTCGTCCGCGGC